CGCTCGTTCGAAGCTACCGCAGTTGGTTTGTCGGAGTGAAAGTCGTTCGTGTTGTGTCATGCCTTGGATGTGTTTTGCCACACCATCTTTCCAGATGCTGTTGATGTTCATTTGTTTCCTGTTTCTACTCCCCACCACTCGATTTCTTCGTCGTGGATGCGGAAGCTGTGTGATTCTTGCAAGTCGTCGTTCCATACGTTGTCCAACCACACGCCGTGGTCGTCAGGAGCGCCCTGTACATAGGAGGCAGAGAAGCCTCTGTCTTGCAGTGCCTTGACTGCACGTTCGCATTGTTCTTGTGTCATTGTTCTTTCGGTTTGGTGTTGGACAACTGCTCCGCAAGGGACTTGTTGTGCTTGACAAGCTCGGCCTCCTGCATCTTGGCGAGGTCGATGATGATGTTGAAGATTTCTTTGCTGTTCATGATTCAGAGTTTGAAGTTTGACATTGAGAGGGTTCGTATATTACCTCTCTTCACTACGTTCAGAGAGTAATATACTCACCTCTCTATTAAGATTGGAGGATTGCCACCACCAAAAGCGTGGCCATCCATGCAAGGAAGGCAAGGAAGGCAATGTTCATTCTTTTGTTCATGTGAATGTGTTTAATGTGTTGATTAGCAAGGCCTTACACGATGGATTCGCCAATACCCGAGGCCTTCGTACGGGTTTGAACTCTTTGCCGTTTTGATTGCGGCATCAATGGTTGGTGCTTCGAACGTCCAATCCCGCCAATCGTCGCGGTCATATCCGAACGTCACAATCGCTCGATACTTTTGCATTGTGTATGTGAATTAGTTGCTCCATCTGTTTCGAATTGTCGTCCAAATTGTCGCTTGGAAAACGTGCCCATCAATCCCGTATTCGCCTGCCACTTTGATGCAGTCCTCTTGCAGTAGTCGGTACTGCTTCGCGGTGCACGATTCCTTGCATTTACGAGGTGACTTTGAAGTCGTTTGGCAAGCACGAAGATGCCACTTGTCGATGGTCACGAACTTGTTGTCCATCTCCCCAACATTCCTTGCAAAAGCATACGTCTTTGGGGACTGCTTCAAAATCTTCTTGTTGCCCTTGGCAATCTCGAAGGCCTTCTCCTTGTTGGCATCGTATGTGCACACCTTCACTCGATCGGGTGTGACGCCTACCTGAACTGCCTCGAAGACTGCAACGGCATCAACCTTGTTGCGTTCCCATCGGTTGTTAGGGGACAGGGCTGAGATTACTCCCGCTGAAACTTCACGTGAGACGTTGAATCGTGTAGACAATTCCTTTGCGAAGTCCTGTGCATCAGAGTACCAACTCAAACCCTCTTGTCGTTCTTCGAACGTGGATTCAGTCCACCACTTGCGGAGATTGGAACGCATACGCTTCCTCTCCTTTGCGTCTGAAAGGTTTTTCATGTTGTTGAAGTTTGATACAGACACCACTTTCGTGGTGTTTCGACCATTGAGGTCTCGTCAGTGTACCTGATTCAATTCGTCTACGCCATCAGCCCATTGGGTTAGGTTCTGAATAACAGCCTCGACCATCGAAGCGTCAGCGTAGTCTGACATCGCTGTCAGAGAAGCCATACCCTTCACGTCACTCGGAACAAGACGTGCCGCTCGATTCAACTCGTTCAGGTATTTTCCATTGTGGAAGTCGTTGAGGTAGAGGACTGCCGCCCCGACAGGTTGTTTGAAGAAATTTGCCATTGTGATTGGGATTGTTTTTGGGGGTTAACTATCTCTAAGTATACACTCTTCACAAATGAAGAGAGTGTATACTAAGAGTTAGTAAGTGGTTGGGATTGGTTGGTTTAGCCGTAAACAACGTCTCCTAAGAGACAGCATTGAAACCAAACGTCAGCCGTGGTGAAGTCGTCGTTTTCGCAAATCCAATCGTTGAAGTGACGTGGGAATTCCTTCGCCATCGTAGACGTTCCATTGCATACGTGACTCCAACCCATCTTGTGCTTCGTCCCGTCCTCTTTGTCGGTGAACTCCACCTTGTGGTTCGGGTCGGCTTTCATGTACTGCCACACCCACGTCTCGAAGCAATTCGCGAATGCAACATTCTCAAACAGCTTGGGGTTGTCGTTCTTCCATTCACGTAGGCGATCGATTTCGTCGTCTGTGAGTCGGAAGTCAGCGTAGCTTGTCGGAAGGTAGTTGCAAAACAAATCGAATAGACGTTCGTCGTCGATACTAATTGAAACGGTCATTTGAAAAATGAATTTGAAGTTTGACACTGACACCCCGAAGGGTGTTTCGCCTATACAAGGCTCATCAGAGTGCCTCAGAACTTGACGTAAATGCTCTCAGCATTTTCGAAGTCGTAGATGGCTTTCTCACCCCGCGCTCGTGCAAGTTCGAGAGCCACTTTCTTGGACTTGACTACGTCAGAGATTTCGAGGTAAACCACCCCTTGCGGGAACTCGACCACGTCCACCCATGCACCGATTACCTGCGTGGGTTCCGTACACAAGGACTGCAACCGATTCATCTCCTTGTTGAAGGTTCGAAACGAAAGGTCATCGTTCAGCAAGCTGAACACGCCGTGAAGGACTGAACCACCAACGGCATAGCCGTCTTTTCCTGCATAGGTGAGCAGGTCAGCGTTGACGCTGAAGCCCTCGCTCTCTTGAACGAGGTGGTATAAGGATTTGATTGTCATCGTAGATGAATTGAAGTTTGATACAGACTCCCCGAAGGGAGTTTCGGCTAATGAAGCCTCGTCAGTGTACCTGATTGCAATCGCTTATGTGTAACGGCTTTGAAGTTCGGCAAGGATGTTGTCCATCAATCGCATTTGCGTTTCATTCATGACGTCCAAGTCCAGAAGAATCCGAAGGGCTTTGGCCAATTGGCCGTTAGTGTGGCAGCACAGGCTGTGATGCTCCGTGATGGGGAAAGGGAAGATTGAATCGGTGATGGGGAACATGGGACTGAAATTTAGGTTTATGGGTGGTTCGTATAACTCTCTGTTCGTAAGAACTCACAGAGAGGTTATACTCACCCCCCAAGGTTTCGATTGGATTCAAAGGAGAGAAGCAAGCTTCTCCATGGTTGCCGCCAACTGCTTTTGCAACTCCTTGGCTTCCGCTTTCGCAGAGGCCAATTGCTTCGCCTTGGCTCGGGCCGTAGCCCCCGTTGCTTCGCTTACCTGAGTCGCTGACTTTCGAGCCGCAGCAACCGAAGCCTTACGAGCCTTCTTTTGAGGCTTGACAGGTGAGTCAGCCTTGCCGTGGAACTGCTTCTCCTGACGGTCAGCAACTCGTTGCTGTGGAGTGGCTCTCTTCACACTCACCTTGGAACGCTTAGGTGAAGCTTTCTTCGTCGGCTTGGAAGCCTTCTTTTGAGGCTTTGGGGTAGTCGGCTCAGAGTCGCCGAGGCTGTCCACATACTCGATTGCTTCCCAAAGCAATTCAAGGGCTTTGGCTTTGCGGTACTCCGTAGGACGGAACTCTGCTTTGTTCATTGCCTTGAGGCAATCGTTGAAATTGAAGTTTGACATGTTGAAGGGTTTGGGTTATTTATGTTTCTCTAAGTATACACTCTTCATAAATGAAGAGAGTGTATACTAAGAGTAACTATATGGTTTGGAGGGGGTTAATAACACCCCGTTAAGGGGTGAAGCCTGAATGGTTTGAAGGTTTGGGGAGGGATTGTTCCTCCTCCTGCGAAGACTCGTTGCATAATGCCTATGGTCTCGTTGGGAGGTGGCGACTGAGGCTGTCGTCGAATCGGGCTGTCTATACTGGTATAGACAAAAGCTGAAAAGTATGCCGGATTCTTCACATAGGCATAGGGAGGGGGTTGTGCAGATGCGTTTCGGATGCGTACACGCAGCGCTATATACTATATATAATCCCCCCGATCTGTATTTCTGATCCCCTTTTCTGGCGTGATTTGTTCTTATTGAATACACGATCAACTTCACGCAAAGCCATTTAACAACCGTCTAATCAGCTATTTAGAGTCAGTTGTTTAAAGCTTTACTTCAGGGTTGACTTTTAAGAAATTTGTTTATACCTTTACGGCATATCGAAGCTGATCAAGAGGGAATGAGCATCCACAGTGTTTTTTTGTGTATGCACAGAACGAATCAGTTTTATTGTTTATGGCGCGAGGGTAGTTGTGTCTACTATGATTGTAAAGAAGAAAGACGGTTATTACGTCAAGAGCAAGGATGGTGAGAACTTAGGCGGCCCTTATGGGAGTCGCTTAGCTGCTTCTAGGAGGCTCAATCAAGTTGAGTTCTTCAAAAGAAAGAAGTAGTATATTTGCTACATGAGAGTAACAGGAGATCCTAAGAAGAAGCAGAGCAGTTACAGAGATGTGTTGCTTGCTTCTGTTGACAGCGATAAAGCTGGTTCTATCCCGCCACAGATGTTGGATCAGATGCAGTCTATCGTAGATCGCGGCAACATCATGCAGAACAGAGATCAGCTCAAAGACATCTTGGGTGTTCTTGTAAATGAGTACGGGTTGGATACGTCTAAGCTTGCTGACGGTATTACTCAGTACAAGACAGAGGCTGAGGATCTCAACTGGTTGGAGCAGAAAGCAGAGCGTGCTAAGCTAGGCGCGGGGTTGACTGCTTTGGGTTATGCTAATGGGGGTGTACTTGACACCAAGATTGGAGACCCTAAGAAAAAGAAAGAGCAAGAGAGCACTGGTTATGCAGCTCTTGATGCTCGCTTGGCTAGGCTGGCTGCTGAGGAGGCTTCTGCTGCCCCGTCTGACACAAGCAAATACAACATGTCTCGTGCTGATAGGCTTCAGAGGCAGATTATGGCTGAGAGCTCCAACAACCCTATGGCCGTATCGCCAGTAGGGGCAAGGGGACTGTTTCAGATTATGCCAGCTACACAGAAAGACTTGGAGGATAGAGGACTGATTTCTTCTGGTCTAGACCCCTTCAACCCAGAGCACAGCCGTCAGATGCGCGATGCTAAGATCAATGCTTTGTCTGAGCTTAGCTGGATTAAAGAACCACCACAAAAGATACCTGAAGTCAACAGGCTTGCACGTATTTATGCTTCATACAACGCTGGGGAGGGCAGAATTAAGACTGCTTTGGAAAGAGCTAAAGCCGATGGGGTGGATATCTACGGTGATCCTAGGTTGTGGTTTGACTACATACCAGAGGAGACTAGAGGGTATCTCAACAAGATACTTTTTGATTGATTATCTTTGACCCATGGCAACACTTAAAGTAACTATAAGCGAGCAGCTCACACTTGAGGGTGTAGATAGAAGCAGTTCGCGCGTTCATGACATAGAGTCTGTGACGCAGGTAGACAACAGAATTGTTTCTGTTACGACATCAGAGGCTGACCTCGTAAAGATTAGCTCTGCTGTAGCTAGCGGCACGTTTGTGGCTAGCTCAGTAAAGTACTTGCGCATCTCTCATATGGGTGATTCAAATACGCTTACACTGCGTATCCTTGGTTCTTCCGAAGAATATGCTGTAAAGCTTGAAGCTGGAGACTCTTTTATCTTGAATAACTCCAAGATGGACGCCAATGCAACTGGTTCACAGAGTATAACCTTGGCTGATATTGCAGAGATAAGCGCTGTAGCATCTTCGTCTACTATCGTCACTGAGATCTTTGTTGCTGCGTAAGTGAGGAAGTACTACTTCAACGCAAAGAAGAAAAGAAAAGATCCTCGTATAGAGAACGAGAAACGAAGACTTAATAATGAAGCTATCAAAAAATCTATCTCTCGCCGAGGTAACGAAAAGCACGACGGCTAAGCGTTTAAATATAGACAACACACCAGATGAATGGGTTACAGAAAATCTTAGGCAAGTTGCAATCAACGTTTTCCAGCCTTTGCGCGACGCTTTCGGGTGTCCTATATACGTGTCGTCAGGCTATCGCTCAGCTGATCTCAACAGTGCTATCGGTGGTTCGCGACGCAGTCAGCATGTGGAAGGCAGAGCACTTGATCTGGACGCAGACGTATACGGAAATTGTACAAACTCTCAAATCTTCAACTACATTAGAGAAAATCTGGAGTTTGATCAGCTCATTTGGGAGTTTGGTGATCAAGACAATCCTGATTGGGTTCACGTCTCTTTCGTTTACGGTGGGGTTAATCGTGGTCGGTGCCTCAAAGCTGTTCGCGATGATAAAGGACAAGTGGAGTACGAAGTAATGTTTGGAAAACAACTGTAATTATGGAAGAAGAATTTGAAGACATCAGCTTCTTGGATCAGTCTAAACTGAAAAAACAAGAAGAAAAAATTGAGTCTGGAGAGATAACATGCAACCTCGACAACCCAGAGGATTGCGAAAGCTGCAGTGGGTGATGTTAGGACTAGGCAACTCCATTACAACATCAGGTGGCTCTTTTGACGGCCCCCAATCAGTTAGCTCATTGGGCTTGGCGCTTTTTATTCAAGACGGAGACACACCAGCAAGCGGTATTGATGCTACCGCTCTAGCCTCAAGTTCTTTTTTTGATGTTCGTATAAATACAAATGCGGTCAAATATACCGGAACCGCATCTGATTATGTCGTCACAAGTATTACCGTTGAAAATGTGACAACCGGATCTGGACAGATAGAGCTTTTATCTAGCTCTTTAACCATGGATTCGGTGCAGAACCCGGGGGGTATTAATCTTTTTTACCTCCTTATGGACGATGTGTCTCCTATGGACGACATAGATGCTGGATCGGCTTCTGGGGTGGCTTTTGCACACAGTGGCTCGGGATTAAACTCGTTTACTATTAGAGCAACCGTAGAAGTTAATGGATATATTGGATCTGCTGTAATATCAGAAACTTTATCACTAAGTGATTCCGACGCTTAAGCTTTGGGTTGAGCGCCCTTAAATATTATGGCAGAATACTTTCAACCGTCATATTATGTGACGGGGTTGCCGCGTACGCGCGGCGCTTGGCTCGCTCACTATCTAGATAAGGTAACTGACTCCTGTGAGCATGAGACAGGACTGAGACTCATGCAGGGAGACAAGCTCACTTATAGGGCCTCGTATGGACAAAAACACGTGGGCTGTGTAGACTCAAGCTTCCCAATATGGTGTAAGCAAGTATGGGATAAGTCTTCTCCGGTAGTCATCATAAACAGAAACCCACTTGAAGTTGTAGACTCGCTTAAAAAAGAGTTCCCTAGCGGAATTGGCAACGCCTTCCCATATATGTACGGTGAGATTGTTGCTGAAGCTTTAATTCAACTAGAGGGTGTTAAGTTGTTGTTTAACAACATCTTAGAGGTAGATTATGACGAGATAGAGGATAGAATAGAAGATATCCTAGATCACATTGGACTACCCAAGCACCGATTTAACAGGAAGGAGTTTGAGTACATGAATCGGTTTAAGATTGCTGTGCATCCAGAGAAGTATCTTCGCCTTCTAGATAGCGGTAATATCTCTGGACGAGCAGCCTTGCTTTTTGGGTAAGCGCATAGCGCACCCTGTAATTGTACTTGGTCTCTTCTCTGAATATGTGATCCTCTCTTGTTTGAGATGGTGTCATTTTATCAAAGTGCTTGTATATGTATCCTTGATTAACCATCTCGTATACAAGCCTATCGCCAAGTTTTTTCTGACTATACCCATAGTCTTCTGCCGCATACTTTAACGTCCAGAACTCAAGGTCGTAAGCCCAAAGCATAAAATGCAGTTCTTTCTCAAAGATGTCGTGCTTTTGGCAGAACTCCATGGTCCTAGTTCTCAAGTACTTAAGGTGGTTGTTTTTTACGTACCTTTGATTAAGGCGTGAGAAGTCCCTGAAGAGCTTCTTTTTTGAAACTAAACTTTTAGGCATTATGGATAAGGATCGTTACAGTGATATGGAAGAAGAGGGATTCTGGTTCGAAATGCAAGAGTTGGCCTTTGCTCTTGGTGAGCTAATAGAGAAATATGGACTAGAAGATAAAGTTATTTCTTCTTTTGTCGTAGGTTTGTTGGAACCTTTTGATGAAGAAACCAGCAATATGAAGGCTTTCTTTCACTATAATATACAAAGTGAAGATGAGCTAGAGATTGTTAAGGACTTTATGACAGACTCATACTGCCCGCCTGATGACGATGGTCCAGATCTTGACGATTTGATCAGAGGGCTGGGCATATCACTTAATTAAAATGGAAGGACTTATTAGAAAAATTATTATCGGGCGAGACCCGAAAAACGCCATGGCCTATTATGTAGGCATGAAGGCTGGAAGCGGAGAGATATGTGCAATTATTATGGATGAAAAATATCTTCATCTATATGGTAAGACTAGATATCTAGTATATTTGCAGAGAGACTTGGATCAAGTTCTATGGAAAGCTGTAGATGATATGCCGTGTCTAATTGAATTTGATTGCAACTTCTAACATGAAAACTTTAGAGAAGTTTATCGTCAAGATCCCTAAAAGGATTAACGATACTAAGGTTCTTGAAAACGGTGTTGAGATCTACATTGACAATAGGTTCAATGAGTTTGAGCATCGAGTAACCTCCGGTGAGGTTCTGTCTGTACCCTATAAGTATAAACTGGATGTCAAGGTTGGGGATACTCTTTACTTCCACCACCTTGTTGTTCTGAATGGAGGCCAGTCAATTACTGGCATGGAAGACAGTTATCTCGTTCAGTACGATGAGGGCAATCCCCTCAACAGTCAGGCAATCGCTTACAAGTCAAAAGATACTGGAGATATTTTTCCCCTAGGGGGATGGTCTCTTTTAGAGTACGTTGAGGAAAAAGACGACTTAACGTCAGACTCCATCAGCTTAGTAAACTTAAAAGAAAAACTTCCGACTAAGGGTAAGATTTCTTTTGATGCTGAATGGATAAATGAGCTTGGCGTCTTTTCTGGTGACGTAGTTGGATTTAAAGAAAACATGGACTACCGGATTGATGTTAATGGAAAGGAGTACTATCGGGTAGACCCTTCAGATTTTTTGTATGTCGAGGAAGAAGTTCACAACGATTGAAGCCGCTCAGCGACTTATGACGTCAATGGAGGTTGCTATAGACAATATGATCGACGAAATCAAAAAGCCTGTTGATCCAGAGATTAACGGTAGCGCCCGGAAAGCAGAACTACAATCGATAAAGCAGACAGCTACTGATTGTAAAGAACTAATCGTTGAACGCCAGCGGTTAGAACAAATGATTAAAGACCTAGAAAACAATGGGGAAATCGGAGAAGCAAAAGATTACACGGGAGGTTTTGCTGAGCGATTCAGTAAATAATTGGCAAGACGTAGTGTACAGGTACGAAGAAGCAAGTCGCAAAAGAGACTATAAGTTCTGGGACGACATGTGGAATCAAGACCCTGAGGACTGATGCCATACAAAGACCCTGATTCACGTCGCGCTTACAACAAGGCATATCAGAAAAAACACTATGCCGAAAACAAAGAGTATTACAAAAAGAAAGCTCTAGAGCATAATAAGTCTCAGCGTGCGTGGAACAGGTCTTTTGTTTCTAGGGTTAAGGGTATTCTTGGTTGCTTTGATTGCGGGGAGTCAAATCCAATAATACTTGAATTTGATCATGTCAGAGGGGCTAAGTCCGGCAACATAGCAGATATGGTGAACAACGCATATGGTATAGACGCCATCAAGAAAGAAATCCGCAAGTGCAGAGTTAGATGTGCTAACTGCCACAGAATCAAAACTCACGAAAGAAGAAACAAATAACCGCGAGTATCCCCTCAAGCTTATACCTTGTAGAAAGGGTAACTGGTTACATGTGGGTTCAAGTCCCACCTTGCGGACTTTAATTATATTTGCGTCATGAAAGTCACAAAGCGCGACTATAAAAAAGAGTACGAAAAGTACGGCAAGGGCGGCAAGGCTAAAAGGTATCGTGCTCTGCTCAATAAGATCAACAGACGTAAGGGTACGTACGGAAATGGAGACGGCCTTGATGAGGCGCATGTTGGAACATCAGACAAAACCTCTCCTCAACCAGAGTCTAAAAACAGGGCAAACAATAGGCCTAGGCTAAGACGAAGCAGGTAACTGTATGCACCTGTAGCTCAACAGGATAGAGCATTTCACTTCTAATGAAAAGGTTCGGGGTTCGAGTCCCTGCAGGTGTACTAAATTTAATTAATATGGCTAAGCAACAAACATCTACGTACGTCAGCAACAACGTCAAGCGCAAGGGCGTACACGCCAAGACTAAGCAGTCTAAGAACAAGAATTCAAAGAACTACAAGAAGCCGTACGCTTCTCAAGGTCGATAATTATGGCTAAGTATAAGTGTGAATGCGGTGAGACCAGAGAGGCTGCTGGGGTCTCAATTAAGATTGGTGACAACGGAGCTTACCATGACATCAAGTGTGAATGTGGTAAGTACATGGATATAGCCAACCCAAAGAGCGGTGTCCCGAGCTTTCGCAGCAATCGGTACGGACAGGTGATGTAATGAACTCCCTCGTCAACATAGAAGAATATGATGATCTTGCTATCTCTATTTGCCCCAACGGTACAAAAGGTGAAGTTATCGAACTTGGTGGGCTGGTCATTGTTCTTCCCGCTCAGCCTCCCAAAAAAGAAATTGCAGGATATGGACAACCAGACAACCTGCAGGTGTGGACGCGCATTGATATGCCCACAGAACTGTATCGGATTAAGTCTATGGATGAGTGGGGGGAGATGCCAAGGGAGTTTCGACAAAAGTTTTCTCCGTATATCGAAGAGGAGTTTCGCCGTCGGCGTGAGGGCTTTTGGTTTTATAACAACGGTGAGCCTACATATATTACGGGGCGTCACTATATGATGCTTCAGTGGACTCGGATGGATATAGGCTATCCGAGCTACTTAAAGTTCCAAAGAGATATTTTCTTACATTTAGCGGCGTGTGAGGCGGACCCAAGATGTATTGGGCAGCTCTATACGAAGTGCAGACGTAGCGGATACACGAATATCTGCTCGTCTGTGCTTCTTGACGAAGCCACACAAGTCAAAGACAAGCTCCTAGGAATCCAGTCTAAGACTGGTAAGGACGCACAAGAAAATATCTTTATGAAGAAGGTGGTGCAAATGTTTCGTCACTACCCCTTCTTCTTCAAACCCATTCAAGATGGTACCACAAACCCACGCATGGAGCTGGCTTTTCGCGAGCCGAGTAAGAGAATCACGAAGAAGAATAAGACTTCGACGAAGGGCGAGGCTCTTAATACGGTAATTAATTGGAAAAACACAACTAACAATGCGTATGATGGAGAGAAACTCCACATACTGTATTTAGATGAGGCCGGAAAATGGGAAAAACCTACAGACATCAGGGACGCATGGAGGATTCAGCGGACTTGTTTGATCGTCGGGCGAAAGGTCGTCGGAAAGGCAATGGTGGGAAGCACCGTAAATCCAATGGACAAAGGGGGAAAGGAGTACAAGGACCTTTGGAGGGACTCGAATCCTACGGAGAGGAACGCGAATGGTAGAACTAGAAGCGGTCTATATAGACTCTTTATTCCTGCTTATGATTCTCTTGAGGGATTTTTTGACGCCCACGGACATCCAGTCGTTGAAGATCCTCCTAAGGTTCTCGATGGTCTTGATGGTGATAGCATTTTTCAAGGGGCTAAGACGTACCTTAAAAACGAAAGAGAAAGCCTCAAGCAAGACCCGTCAGAACTAAACGAGGTTATAAGGCAGTTCCCATTTACCGAGGACGAAGCCTTTAGGGATAGTATTGAGGGTAGTCTTTTTAATATCGGAAAGATCTACGAACAGATACAATACAATGATGAGCTGTTCCCCAACCCTATCGTAGTTGGAAACTTCATATGGAAGGACGGGGAGAAGGACACAGAGGTTGTTTTTAAGCCCGACCCAAAGGGTAGGTTTCGCGTGGCGTGGATGCCACCAACTGAACTACGCAACCAAAAGAAATACGATCGCAATAAGCGCGTAGCACCGAATGCAGAGCTGGGGGTAGGCGGGGTTGACTCTTATGACCTTGATGCCACCGTCGATGGACGGGGGTCTAAGGGAGCGCTACACCTGTACAACAAGTTTCACATGGAGCACCCATCGAACATGTTTGTTTTGGAGTATGCGTCCCGTCCGCCTTTAGCTAAGATATTCTACGAAGACGTTCTTATGGCTGCTGTATTTTATGGGTATCCAATACTGATTGAGAACAACAAGTACGGCATTGCAAGATACTTTGAATCAAGAGGTTATGATGGGTATCTAATGAATAGGCCAGCACACCTTTCTGCACCAAACGCTAAGGTAAACGTAAAGACAAAGGGTATCCCGTCAAACTCTCAGGATGTTATTCAAGCTCATGCTCATGCTATAGAGGCATACATACACGACCATGTAGGTATTGACAGAGACAGTGGTGAGTACGGCAAGATGTATTTCAACAGAACCCTAGAGGATTGGATAGGATTTAAGATAGACAATCGAACAAAGTATGACCTTTCTATTAGCTCTGGTTTGTGCTTGCTTGCAGCCCAAAAGGTTAAACAGAAAAATAAAGAGTCTAGCTTTGCTGAGTCTAAGTTCTTTAGGCGATATAAGCCCATCGGCTAATTTATTATATTTGCACAAAATGCGCCTACAGTAATGCAATCATACGGTAACAAGAAGTCTAGTAACTTTCCAGATCCACTAGCTTCTCAACAAGAAAAGTCTTCTGAAGGTTACGGCACTAGTTACGCTAAGGCCATCGAGAGCCAATGGGGAAGTCTCTCGAATCAAAACTCATTGATTCGTCAGAGAAACAAAACGTTCGAGCGTAACAGGGAGTACGCCAACGGTACGCAAGACACGACGATCTACAAGCAGATCCTTACTAACCTCGATCCAAACAATGCTGATGGCAGTTTGGTAAACCTTGATTACACACCAGTTCCAATCCTCCCTAAGTTTGCAAAGATCGTCGCCAATAAGATTCTGTCAAGAGATCCATATCCGAACCTTGAGGCGATTGATCCACTCTCTTCTTCAGAGAAACAACAGGAGAAGAATAGAATAAAAAATCAGGTTATGCTCCGAGAGGAGCTTTTAAAGCTTAAGGAGATGACTGGCGGGTTGGTTCTCGGTGAAGACCCAGAGGCTTTGCCGGAGACTATGGAGGAGGCTGAAATCTTTTTGGAGACTAACGTCAAGACTGACGCAGAGATTGCTGCTCAGATAGGAACAAACCTCACACTCTCTTGGAGCAACTTTAACGACGGCATCTTTAGAAGAGTCGTTAATGACCTCGTCTCTTTGGGGATGGGCGTCGTCAAGAGAAGCAACGATCCAAGCTATGGGATTCGCGAAGAGTACGTGGATCCCATTAACTTTATCCATAGCTACACGGAAGATCCCGGCATGAACGACTTGCAGT